TCTGGTTCAACATTCGACCTGAATGCAGTTGGATATGCAAACAGTGTATGGGTCGCTGTTGGTCAGAGTGGAATGGTTATGAACTCATCAACAACAAATACTTGGTATAAGAAGTATGTTGGTGTAGGAACTGACTTTGGTGGACTTGCCTTTGGTGACAATAAGTTTGTAACTGTTGGACTTGCATCTGCAATCTATAGTTCTGAGTTTGCTGCAGTTTCTGCCGCAGGTACTGCTACAGTTTCGGCCGCAGGCACTATTACATCAATCTCGATTGATGAGGCTGGATTTGGATATGATCCAAATACTCCCGTTGAGGTGTTGATTTCGGTCGAACCAGTAATCAGAGAAAAGGTAACAAGTGTAAATGTTGAAGGTGATTATGGAACCATCGTCAGTGTTGCAACTTCATCTAGTGGAATCAACACTACAAGTCCAATGGTCATCTTTGATCTCAAGTCTGATCCACATCTAAATCAAGTTGCATTCGGCAACATCTCACAATCTGGTATTTCCTCTGGTGATTATTTCGTAGTTACAAATTCTGTAACTGGAGCCCCAACCACTTCAATCACCATCGGAAATAAAACAGTTGGAGTTGGATCTACGTTCTTAGATAATGTTTACTTGGTTGCCCAAACAGATACTTCCGCATCTGGTATCGTAACCGTATTCTGTAATGTTCAAGGTATTACTGGAATTGGAACAACTTCGTTCCAACCCAGAATTGCCAATTACAGTTGGGGTAGGTTCTATAGTTTCCAGAGAGATAGATTGAATCCAAGATCATTTACCGCACAAACTGGCAATGGATCCGCAGGTATTGCTACGGGTGCATCAGTTGTGAGAATCAAGACAGTCTCTGAAAATTATAGTGACCTGGACCAATCAACATAAATAAATCTATAAAAAACTCACAGTAAAATGCCCGCGATTATCTCTGATCAGTTTAGGATTCTAAACGCTGCTAATTTCGTGGCCGGTGTTGCGAATACAGCAAACTCATACTACACGTTTTTGGGTCTACCCAATTCTGGTGATGTGGGTCTTGGATATGGAACTACTGATTGGAGTACCAATACTCCTGCACCCAAAGATGGGTTTAAGGAATATAACGATGATTATGACACTATGATTGCTCTCAAGAAATTGGGAGCTGGTGACGTAAAACGAATGGTGAGAAAATACTCATGGTCTGCGGGCACAGTCTATGAGATGTACAAACACAACTATACAAGAGATAATCTTTCTCCACAAACTGCATCTACAAACTTATATGATGCAAAATATTATGTTGTAAACAGTCAGTTTAAAGTGTATGTTTGTGTTAACAATGGTCAAGATCCACAAAACCCATTGGGTAAACAATCACTAGACGAACCAACATTTACTGATCTTGAACCAAAAGCGGCAGGCACATCGGGTGATGGATACTTGTGGAAGTATCTCTACACTATTTCCCCAAGTGACATCATCAAATTCGACTCAATCGACTATATCCCAGTTCCAAGTGATTGGGGTACTGGAGATACTACAGACGTTAAGAACGCTGCTGTAGAAGGAAAGATTGAAACCGCTTTGATTGTAAATGCTGGTGGTGGATATCAACCAATTTCTACTACGTTCAACAATATTCCTATTCTTGGGGATGGAACTGGTGGAAAGGCCTCTATCACTGTTGATGCACAAGGAAAGGTTAATAACGTAACTATTACCGATGGTGGAGTTGGTTACACTAGAGGAGTTATCAAGTTCTTCCCTGGTGCTCCTGGTGCAGAAACTGGTGGTGCAATTTCAGGCCTGTCTGCTGTTGGTGTTGGTACTACATCTGTAGCCGACTTTGAAGTAATCATTCCCCCACCAGGAGGACATGGTTACGACATTTATAGAGAACTCGGTGCATTTAGAGTCCTTTTGTACTCTAGATATGAGAATGATGCAACTAACCCAGACTTTATTGTTGGTAATGACTTTGCAAGAGTAGGCGTTGTTAAAAATCCAACTACTACTTCGGGAAGTATTCTCCAACAATCTAGAGCAAGTGCTCTTGTAGGATTAAAACTTAGGTCCATTTCGGGTGGAGATATTACAGGAACCACATATACTGTTGATACACCCATCTATCAGACAATTGGTGTTGGTTCTACTGCTGTTGGATACGTTGCAAGTTGGGATAGTTCAACTGGTGTATTGAAAGTCTACAATCCTGTAGGACTTGCTTCAACATCATATGGATTCAGAATGGTTGACTTTACCTCACAAATTGGTGCAGGTGGAAGTTATGCAGTTCAGGGCCAAACTTCTGGTGCTGTTCTTGGAATTGACACTAGTTTCGGAACGGTTTCGAGTCCAGGAACTGCAACGACTGTTGGAAATGCTTTGGTTCAGTTGGGTCAAAACTACGTTCAAGGTGTTGCAGCACCAGAAGTCAAAAAATATTCTGGTGAGATCTTATACATAGATAACAGGGCTGCTATTCAACGTAGTGCCACTCAGAAAGAAGACATTAAAATCGTTTTAGAGTTCTAAAGACATGCCACAAGAGACAAATCTCAACGTAAGTCCTTATTTCGACGATTTTAATGAGGACAAAAACTTTAATAGGGTACTGTTTAAGCCTGCAAGTCCAATTCAGGCTAGAGAACTAACACAGTTACAGACCATTCTACAGAACCAGATTGAAAAATTTGGTCAACACTTTTTTAAAGAAGGATCGCAGGTAATTCCTGGTCAAATTGCCTACGATCCTCTTTACTATGCAGTAGAACTTGCAGATACGTTCTTTGGTATCGATGTGTCAGTATACATCGATAAATTGGTTGGAAAAACCATTCGTGGAGAAAGTTCTGGCGTTGAGGCCAAAGTTGTAAATTATATTACTTCAACTGATTCAGATAGAGGTACAAATACTCTCTACGTTAAGTATTCTAAGTCGGGTAACGACTTTGTAACCAATACTTTTGAAGATGGGGAAAATCTCATCTGTTCTACTGATATTGAGTATGGTAACTCAAGAATTATTGCAAATAATCCATTTGCAGCGTGTATCCCTACAGGTGCAACTTCTATTGGATGTGCAGCTTCCATTCAAGAAGGTGTTTACTTTATTAGAGGATTCTTTGTAAAAGTACAGGCAGGTACTGTAATTCTCGATCAGTATAATGCAACTCCAACAGTTAGAGTCGGATTGTTCATCAGTGAAAATCTTGTAACCGCATATTCTGACGATACACTTTTTGATAATGCAGCCGATTTTAACAACTTTGCTGCTCCTGGTGCAGATAGACTGCAGATTAGAACTACTCTGATCAAGAAGGATATTGATGAATTCAATGATGAGAACTTCGTTGAATTGATGAGATTGGAGAATGGAAAACTTGAAAAGTTTGTAAAGAAGACGGATTATAATTTAATCAGAGACGAACTTGCTAGAAGAACATATGATGAGAGTGGAGATTACTATGTAAAACCATTCCAAATGTCTGTTAAGGAATCTCTTAACAATAGACAGGGAAATGGTGGTGTATATCTTCCAGTTCAAAAAACTGCTTCTGGTAATGCACCATCACAAGATTTGATGGTCTACAACGTATCGCCTGGTAAGGCCTACGTTAAGGGTTATGATATTGAAAAGATTTCGACTACGCTTGTTGATGTAGAAAAACCAAGAGAGACCAAGACTGTTTCTTCTGGTGCAATTGCATTTGATTCTGTATCGAATGTAAAAATCAATAATGTTTATGGTTCACCTGTAGTTGGTTTTGGAACTACTGCAACTGTTAGTCTGAGAAGTCAGAGAGTCTCTACTAATGGAACTGCAGCTGGTATTGAGATTGGTGTTGCAAAGGTTTATGACTACAAACTAGAGGCTGCAGCATACTCAAATACTGCATCGAAGTATGAAGTCTTCCTGTATGATCTTCAAACATTTACGACGATCACAGTAAGTTCTGATGTAACTCTGTCTACACCCGTTCATGTAAAAGGTGCTAGAAGTGGAGCGACTGGATTCCTAAAGAATAATATCAGTTCTTCTAAGTCACTGACACTCACCGACACCACAGGAACATTCATGGTTGATGAACCATTGATTGTCAATGGTATCTCCGAGACTTATGTTGTCACCTCAGTAAGAGAGTATAGTTTTGGTGACGCCAAGTCCGTTCAACAACAGGTTGGTATCAACACCTTTACTGCAGACCTTGAACTGACCTCAAGATTCAATGTAGCTCCATCAGGAACAAACTTTACCATTGCTACCGATGGTACTGTTACTGTACCAGGAGAGAGATTTGCAGCCGGTATCAGAACTGGAGATATTTTCTCCTATAATATTACTGGATTCTCGACTGCCACATTTAATAGAGTAAGTTCTATTTCATCCGACGGATCCACAATCACACTGGCCGCAGTTACCGACAGAAATGGTGTTTGTGATGGTAGTCTTCCTGGAAGTGAAATTCAGACCAGTGATTTTACTCTGCTCAGACCACAGATCATCAATGGTAGAGATTCCAAGTTGGTAACTAGATTACCAGAACCCTTTATCTCTTCGGTAGATCTTTCTAGTGCAAGTATTCAAATCAGAAAGCAATACTCTCTTAGTATCTCAAGTAATAGAGGTAGTGTTGTAATTGAAGATCCAGATCTTTTCTTCCAACCTTTTGATGAAGAAAGATACAATCTCGTCTTCTCTGATGGAACTGTAGAGGCCCTGACGAGTGCAAAGGTTGATTTCAATTCAACCTTCAAGAGTGTTACTCTCAGAGGACTGAGTAAGGCTTCTGATACTAATGCAATTCTTGTCACGACTCTTAAGAAGATTAATGTAAAGTCGAAGTCTAAGAATCTTACGAGATGCAGCAAGACTGTCATCGATAGATCTAAGTATGAATATTCTGGATCGACTGGAACATCGTTCAACAACGGTCTGACATACAATGCAGTATTCGGAACTAGAGTCGAAGACGAACAGATTTGTTTGAATATTCCCGATGCACTGAGAGTTCATGCAGTATTTGAATCCTCAACAAAGTCTGCACCAATTATTCCATCGATCACTCTTGTAAACAGAAGTTCTGATCTTACAAACACCATTCAGGGTGAACTTGTAATTGGATCTTCCAGTGGTGCTGTTGCGCGAGTAGTAAGTAGAACCGCAACTAAGACTGATATTGTATACAAGAATGAACTGAGATTCAGTGTTGGTGAATCTGTTGTTTTCCAAAATTCTGGAATCACGGGAGATGTTTCCATCGTCGTTATCGGTGATAAGAATATTCTCACTGATTTCACCTTTGACAATGGACAACGTAAAGAATTCTATGATTATTCAAGAATCATCAGAAATGGTGGAGCTCCAGAACCACAAAGACAACTGGCCATCATCTATGATCACTATATCGTAGATACTGGTGCTGGTGGAGATCTGGTTACTGTAAACAGTTACTCTCCAGAGTCATATGAAACTGATCTGACAACTTTCTTTGGATCACCTTCATCTGACATTATTGATGTAAGACCAAGAGTCAAGAACTACAATCCTACATCAGATACCGATTCTCCCTTTGAGTATGACTTCAGAGATTTCTCTCAATCTGGATCTGGTGTTCCTAACATTCTTATTCCAGAAGAAACTCTCACTCTTGGATACTCATATTATCTCGGAAGAATTGACAAGTTGCTTCTGAGTAAGGATGGATTCTTTGAACTTAAGAAGGGTGCATCATCAGAAAATCCTGTAGCTCCAGAAACTCCTTCAGGTGGATTCCTGGTTGCAACTATCTTCCACAAGCCATATGTAAGAAGTGCTCAGAGAGATAGTAAAGTAATTCTCTCCAAACATAAGAGATACACGATGTTTGACATCGCTCGTTTGGAGAACAGAGTTCAGAATATTGAGTTCTATACCCAACTTTCTCTTCTAGAGACAGATACCGCAAATCTGAACATCAAAGATGCCACAACTGGACTTGATAGATTTAAGTCTGGATTCTTTGTTGATAACTTTAGAAGTCATGGATCGCATAACATTGCAAATCCACTCTTCAGAGCCTCTATTCACAAAGCAAAGGGCGAATTAAGACCATCACACTACACAACTGGTATTGATCTTCTTCTTGGATCAAGTCAAATTGTTGGTATTGGTACAACTGCAAATCCAAATGCTGATTTGACTCAGGTTTCTGATCTTCAGTCAAATTCACTGAGAAAGACTGGTGATGTAGTTTCTCTGAATTACACCGAAAAGGCTTTCATTAAACAAAACTTTGCAACCGCTACAGAAAATGTCAATCCATTTGCTGTAATCAATTGGGTTGGTATTGTTGGCCTGAATCCTTCATCTGATGTCTGGGTTGATGAGAAAAATCTCGAAGTAAATGACATTCAATTCGAAGGTTCATATGAAACCTTCATGAGTCAACTTGCTATTGATCCCAATACTGGACTTTCACCTATTGATTGGGGATCATGGGAAGAAGATTGGAACTCGGTAGACACTACCACAAGAGAAATTGATCGTGAGTCTCTTGGTACTGAAGTCACAGGTGGTGGTGGATGGAGAAGAGGATTCACTCCTGGTGGACAACAACTTCCTACTGCTCATGCGGGTAAAGTTTCAAGAACTCGTAGCATTGATATGCGCGAGACATTTGATGTTACTAGTGAAATTGATATTGATATCAGTAGAGGTCTTAGTAGAACTGGAGTTCAATTCCAAGTCAATGAAAGAACCGATACTCAAAGTATTGGTACTCGACTGATTAGTAGAGAAATTATTCCTTACATCAGATCTAGAAACGTAGAATTTATTTCTAATAGAATCAAACCAAGAACACAGTTCTATGCATTCTTTGATGGTGAAGATGTAACTCAGTATGTCACACCAAAACTTCTTGAGATTTCAATGTCGCAAGGAGTATTCCAAGTTGGTGAGACTGTAGTCGGTAAAATGGAAGGGGCCAGAGATAACTCTGGATCTACACCAGAAATCACATTCCGAGTTGCACAAACAAATCATAAGACTGGTTCTTATGATAGTCCAACTCTTGTATATGATCTGAATCCATATTCCGATTCGGTTGGACTGAGTTCTAGTTACTCTGCAACCAGTTCTGTACTGAACATTGATACTGCATCTCTGCAACTTCAAGTTCTTGGAACCTTTAATGGTTATGCCGCTAAGAACATGAAACTCACTGGTCAAACCAGTGGTGCAGAGGCAACAGTAAATGATATGAGATTGATTACGGATGAAAAGGGAAGTCTGATTGGTTCATTCTTCATTCCAGACATCAACTCTTCTATTACTGCGCCTCAATTTGAGACTGGAACTAGAACCTTTAGACTTACAAGTTCCCAGGTTAATTCTCTGAGTCCAGTTGATAATCCATCAACGGCCGAAACAGTCTACAGAGCCGAAGGTAATCTTGACACCTTCCAGGAAGATATTCTGAGTGTTCGTAACGCTGATGTTCAGAGAGAATCCTTCAGTGATACTACTGTTACTTCACAGACGGTCACTAGAACAATTCAGACTCAGGACTTTGAAGATAGAACCGTTACGCAAAACCAATGGTATGATCCTCTTGCACAATCGTTTGAAATCGTTGAAGACAATGGTGTATTTGTAACTTCAATCGATGTATTCTTCCAGAGTAAGGACACATCGATTCCCGTTACTTGTCAGATCAGAACAATGCAAACTGGTCTGCCCACAAATACCATTGTTCCATTTGGTGAAGTTGTATATGAACCATCACAAATTAATTTGTCCGATGATGGAACTGTAGCAACTAAGTTTGTATTCCCATCACCTGTCTATCTGTCTGGAAAGAACGAGTACTCGATTGTTCTTCTTTCCGCTTCCAATGATTACAAGGTATTCATTGCGGTCATGGAACAGGAGGACATCACAACTGCAGGCCTGCCAGAGAGTGAGAGAACTATTGTTTCTCAACAACCTTATATGGGATCTCTCTTCAAGTCCCAGAATGGTTCGACTTGGACACCTGCTCAGTTTGAGGATCTCAAGTTCAACATGTACAAGGCACAGTTTGTACAAACACCTGGTACACTGAAACTCTACAATCCCGAACTTGGTGTTGGAAACCTCTCACATGCAAAACTGAGACCAAACCCACTGGAGTTCCTTACTCAGGAAATCAATGTTGCATTTGGTGCAACTGTGACAACCAGAGACTTTAGTGTTGGTTCCAGACTGTCTCAGGTTTCAAACAGAGACGCTGAGGGTAATGTTGTTAAGACTCTCGGTGCAATCAAGATCAACACAAGTGCTACCGAAGCCGGTGGTATTACAACTAATAGTGTTGGTACTGGATTAACACCTTCCGCATCCAACTTTACATTCACTGGTGTTGCTCTTACATCTATCACTGGAAATGGATCTGGTGCTGTTGCAAACATTCAGGTAACTTCTGGTGGAATTGGTATTGTAACTGTCACTAGTGGTGGTTCTGGTTATGCTGTTGGTGATGTCCTTGGATGTGATCTTGGTGAAACTGGTAGAAATACAAGATTCAACGTTGGTATTGTTTCGGCCACTAACTCCGTAATCCTGGATAAAGTTCAGGGAACGTTTAACACGTCTAGTGAACTGATGACGATCAATGCTGCAGGTATTGCATCCGCACTCACTGGGTCACAACCAGATTCAGTATCGAATACTGAGTTCTGGAGAGATGGTCTGCATGTCAAGGTTTTCCACAGAAACCATGGTATGCACGCAAGAAACAACAAAGTAACTATCAGTGGTTCAATCGGAGTTACAACTACAACGACTGTATCCACTCAGTATTCAAATACGGCCACAACCGATATTGATGTTGCTTCCGTTGGAGTATTTGCAAGTTTCGAGAACGTTGGTGTTTCCACAACCAACCCAGGATATGCCAAGATTGGTGATGAGGTTATTGCTTATACTGGCGTGAATGCTGGTTCTACACCACAAAAACTGACAGGTATTACTAGATCCATTGACAACACAGTTTCTCAAACTCACAGAGTTGGTGATATTGTTGAGAAATATGAGGCTTCTGGAATTTCACTCAGAAGAATCAATAAGACTCACAGTTTCGCTGATGTATCTACTAGTGTTCCTGTTGAACTTGATCACTATTACGTCAAGGTTGACACAACTTCAAGTGGAGTTGGCACAGTAAGAGATGGTACAAATTCTTTTGCACCGCTTAAGATTTCCGACTCTCAAAAACTGGGTGGTAACAAGGTCAAGGCAACTCAGAACGTACAATTTGAGTCAATCACACCAAATGTACAGTTTTTGGCACCAAGAGACACTAATCTTTCCACAAGAATCAGAACCGTTTCTGGAACTAGTGTGGATGGTAGTGAGACTTCCTTCCAGGATCAAGGATTTGAAACAATTTCTATCGGTGGTGAAAACAGACTTTCCTCACCAAGAATTATCGCATCTAAAGTCAATGAGGATGACAAACTGACTACATTGCCTGGTAATAAGTCTCTTACCATGGAGTTGGTTCTTTCTACACAAGATGTGAATGTTTCTCCAATCATTGATATTGACAGAATCTCTGTTATCACAACTACCAATAGATTGGATAGACCCGTTACTAACTTTGCTGATGATGATAGAGTCAACTCAATCTTTGAGGATCCAAACTCTGCAATTTATGTAAGTAAGAGAGTAAATCTTGAAAATCCAGCATCTTTCCTCCAAGTTAAGTTGGCTGGTTATAGAGATGAAACTGCGGATATCCGTGTAATGTACAGACTCTTCAGAGTTGATGGCATCGATGCAGAACAACCTTATGAGTTGTTCCCAGGTTACAACAACCTGACAGATACCACAGGTGATGGATTCGGAGACAGAGTTATTGATCCTAAGAACAATAATGGTCGCCCAGATAAATTGGTTCCACCTTCAAGATATGATGGTGAGTTTAAGGATTATCAGTTTACTGCAAACAATCTCCCAGAATTCAATGGATTTGAAATTAAGATTATCATGACTGGTACAAACCAGGCCTATCCACCAAGAATCAAAGATCTGAGAGCGATTGCGTTTGCATAATGTATAAGAAAGTCGAAGGACATTCTGATTTAGTGCGAGATATGGAAAGTGGTGCCGTCATCAATAACGACACCACTGCATATCAAAATTACCTTGCGATGAAAGATCAGAAGATAAAAGAACAAGAAAGGATGGAAAATCTTGAGAATGAGGTATCAGAACTCAAGTCACTATTAAAAGAATTGATTAATAAACTGTAGAGTACATAAATACATCTAGATAAGGCACAACTAACGATACTATGGCTATTTTTGTCGTTAACTTAATTATTGACCAAGGTGCCGACTTTCAACAAACGTTTGACTTGGCTGCTGCAAACAGCGAGCCACTAGATCTGACAAATTATACTGCCAGTGCTCAGATGAGAAAACATGGTGGTAGTAAAAAAGCATATAATTTCTCTGTCGTATTTACTGACAGAGAGGCTGGTCAAATTAGAATTTCTTTAACTGACGTTGTTACTAGAAGTATAAAGGCCGGACGTTACATTTATGATATTATTTTGACCGACCAAAATTCTGAAAAATTAAAAATCCTTGAAGGCCAGGCACTAGTGAGAGAAAGCGCAACTAGGGAGTAATTAAATGCCAAGCACAAGGATTGGTGGTGTAAATGGGATTAAAGTCATCAGTACCTCGCGTGCTCAAGCTGGTGGCACCCTGAGAGCACTTAGTGATACAAGTGTGGTAAATCCTGCTGATGGATACCTTCTTGTATACAATGGAACTACTCAGTTATGGACGGCCCAATCAAGTCTGGGTGACAATACAGAGATTGATGGGGGTTCCTTCTGATGGCCATTATTAAGGTAAAAAGGTCAACTGGTATTGCAGCTCCAGCGTCACTTGAACCAGGGGAAGTTGCAGTAACTATTGAAGCCGGAACATCAGGAACTTGGGATAATAAAGCAGGTAGATTATTCGTCGGAAACACAAATAATGTTCCTGTAGAAATTGGTGGCGAGTATACTTACAAATTACTTGACCACCAACCAAGTATTCTTACACCAAGTTCTGCTGCAGTTGTTGGTGCTGCAGGAACTATCGATTTTTGGAATGTAGTTGGTGTATTAACTGCATCAACAGCAAAACTTCTGGACGTTTATGTTGCACAGTCTGGAGTTGGAAGTCTAAACGTTGGTTCTACCAATCAGTTTTCTGTATCATATGCTGGTACTATAACAGCACCAACGATTAATATTACAGGACTAAGTAGTTCTTCTTTAGTTGTTACTAACGCACAAAATCAGTTAGTAACTGATAGTTACCTCAAGTTCTATCAGAATTCGGAAGTATTTGGTGGATTATTAGATGTATCATCTGCAGTTTCTATTGGTGGAACTTTAACTGCAACTACATCACCTGCTGATTTTGGCACTTTATCTGCCAATACCGCCAACATTAATGTTGGTATTGTAAGTGATCTGACTGTAGGTATTGGAACCGCAGGAAATCAATACGCTTTCCCAACAAGTCGTGAGGTTGCAGCTGGTCAGATTCTGCTTGCAGATGGAAATGGACAACTTTCCTTTGCAACATATGATCAGACTCTCAACACTATTGCCGATAGTGGAACTGGTAGTGTTGGATTGCGTTCAGAATTCTTAAGAATTCTTGGTACACAATATGAAATTGAAACGGTTGCAATTGGTAACACAATTACAATTGGCCTTCCAGACGATGTTCTCGTTGGTGGTGGACTGACTGTAACTGGTAATCTCACTGTAAATGGCAACCTTTCATACTTAAGTTCTACCATCACACAAATTCGTGATAAGAATATTGAGTTGGCCGTACCTGATAGTGGAAGTGCGTCAGATGCACTGGCCGATGGTGGTGGTCTTACTATTAAAGGTGATAGTGACTACCAAATCAATTGGAGCAGTAGTAGAGGTGCGTTTGTAGTAAACCAGAACTGGGAACCATTAAATGATGATGCATTCGATCTTGGATCTTCTGGAGCTCAGTGGAGAAACCTCTTTGTAAACGGAACATCAGAACTTGATAATGTAAACATTGCGGGTATTCTTACCGTTGCATCACTGAACCTTGATGGTGGTGAAATTAATAATGCAAGAATTGGTCTTGGCCAATCTTCAGACGGTAATTTTGCAAGACTTGGATTTGGAACTGCTTTTGGTGGAGCACTTACTGCATCAAGTGCAACACTTACAGAACTGTTCTTACCAAATAGAGACACAAATGGTGTCGCGTATGCAGGAACTAGTGGAATTATCGGTGTAAGTTCCAGCCCAACAGCTGGTATTTCAACTTCCACCTATATACTTACATCACTGGGAGGAGTTCCCGTTTACACTGATACTATTGATTGTGGAACATACTGATATTGACGCCAACACTCTTCTTGAAATAACTCTGAAGAAAATTGATACCCTGCAGAAGGAAAATCTACTTCTGCAGGCCCAAATCATAACACTACAACAAAAATTAAAACAAAAAGACGACTACTAAATAGCTGGAAGCTAGTTGTATATTCATGGCGAAACCTAGCACTAGACAAGAACTGATTGATTACTGTCTTAGACAGCTGGGTGAACCAGTTCTGGAAGTTAACGTTGACGAAGATCAGATTGAAGATCTCGTAGACGATGCAATTCAATACTTCCAAGAACGTCATATGGATGGTGTTGAGAGGATGTTCCTCAAACACCAAGTTTCTCAGTGGGAAATTGATGCTGCAAGAACTAAAGAAGTAGCATCTAGTGGTATCCACTCCCAATCATTTAATGGAAGTAATAATCAAGGTGTATTAAATTTAAACACTGGATCCATTGTACTTCCTCACCATGGACTCACAACAGGAACCCAAATCTTCTACAGCGTTGGTGTTGGTGCATCATCAATTGGGATTGGGACATCAACTGTCCTTGCAGGAGTTGGTGCTACTACAGTTTTGTACTCTTCTGGTGCTGGTCAAGAGTTGTATGCTATCGCAGATAGCCGTAATGAAATACGGGTGGCTGCCACTCTTGCAGATGCAAAAGCTGGAATAGGTATTACACTGACAGGTGTTGGTATTGGTTCAACACACTTCATCTCAACCAAGACAGAATTCTTAGAGGCCAGAAATTATATTGAGATCCCAGATCATGTAATTGGTGTAAATGGTATCTTTAGATTCGACGACAATACCATTTCACAAAATATGTTCAGTGTGTCTTATCAGATTTTTCTGAATGATGTTTATAATTTTAGTTCGGTTGAACTTTTGACATATTCAATGGTCAAAGAGTATCTCGAAACTATTCAGTTTCTGATAAGTCCAGATAAAAAAGTAAGATTTAATAAACGTGGAAATAGATTATACATTGATATGGATTGGCAGTCACAAACTGCTGGTGATTACCTCGTAATTGATTGTTACCGCATTCTTGATCCTACAAGTAATTCGGAAGTATACAATGACAGTTTCCTTAAAAAATACCTAACAGCACTGATCAAACGTCAGTGGGGTCAGAACTTAATGAAATTCCAAGGAGTTCAACTGCCAGGGGGTATCACTCTCAATGGTAGACAACTCTATGAAGATGCATTGAGAGAACTTGCGGAATTGCAACAGAGAATGACATTTGATTATGAACTTCCACCTCTTGACATGATCGGCTAATGACACCACTAAATCCCTTTTTCCGACAAGAAGTTGCCAGTGAACAGAGGCTGGTGCAAGATTTGGTCAATGAACATCTTAGGATGTATGGCCAAGAAATATATTACATGCCCAGAAAATTTATGGGCACAGATACGATTATGCGAGAAAATGTTCTTGCAAGATTTGAACAGGCCTATCCAATTGAAGCATACATTGCAAATGTAGATGGTTTCCAGGGATCTGGAGATCTGATGTCTAAGTTTGGTATCAGAGTAACTGATGAATCTACATTCATAATTTCAAAAGAAAGATATGAAGATTATGTTGGTGAATTAGTATCCAACATCGATTCTGAGGAACTTAGGAGAAGGGGAACAGATTTAACAAGACCAATGGAAGGAGATTTAGTCTACTTTCCACTGACAGATAGTTTGTTTGAAATTAAATTTGTAGAACACGAAAGTCCATTTTATCAACTTGGCCAACTTTGTACATATGAGTTAAGATGTGAACTCTTTGAGTATGAACAAGAAGTTTTCGATACTGGTATAGAAAGTATCGATGATAATGCTGCACAAATTGGTTATGTTGTAACCTTAACTCTCGCAGGAACTGGAGTCACTGCTACCGCTGGTGTTGGTTTGAATGATGGATCTGTAAGTAAAATCACCCTACAGAATGATGGTTATGGATATTCTACAGTTCCTACAGTAGCAATTTCTACTTCTCCAGTTGGTTTCTTAAATGCAAACGCAACTGCAGTCGCTATCGGAACAATTGGCTCTGGTAGTACAACATATTCGATTCAGTCTATCGCAATTTTGAATCCTGGATATGGATATACTCAAGCTCCAACTGTAACGATTACTGGAAATGGATCTGGTGCTAAGGCCAGATCAGAAATTAATGATGGAGTCTCTTACATAACTGCATTTACAGCAGGATCGGAATATTCAACTACACCTGTAGTATCGATTTCAACATCTCCAGTCGGAGTTGCTACTGCAAATGCAGTTGCTGAAGCTACCGTATCTGCTGCTGGAACAATCACTTCTATTAGATTCTCTAATGCTGGATTTGGATATACTCAGGCACCTGTACTTACAATAGATACTCCATATCAGAAGAGAAAGGGTCTTGCAACTATAGAGGTAGTCAAATCTACAGAGAATTATGTTGCTACAGCTACAATTGCTGGTATTTCAACTTCTGTCGTCGGTGTGGCCACAACAGTTGGTACAATCACATCCACACCAACAGACACAATTACTGGAATTGACACTAGTGTTGTCCAAATTGGATTTGGTCTAACGGGTATTGGTATTAGTGAAGGAACCGTTGTTACTGGTATCGGAAGCACTAATGCTGCAGATGTTGTGATTGTTGGCTTGGCAATGACAGTTGGTGTTGGAAGTACAACGTTTGTATTCACTAATGTTGCATCTACTAACATTTCAATATCAACATCTGTTACTAGGACTGCAGTAACTGGAATTGTGACAGCAATCAATATAATTGAAACTGGTATTGGATACACTCAAGCACCCACTATAACAATATCAGATCCATCTGGATTTAATGCTGGAA